ACACTTCTACAGTAACTGTTACGGAGTTAATATGAAAAAAGCAACTGGAGCTAAAAAGGTTGGCAAGGTCATGGGCGAATATAAAGCCGGTACGTTACATTCTGGCAAAGGTGGCCCTGTAGTGACAAATCGCAAGCAAGCGGTCGCTATTGCCATGAGCGAGGCCAAAATGCCACAACGTGGCCAACGCACTGCTAAGAATAAGATGGGAAAAATGAAATGAAAAACGGACTCTATGCCAATATCAACGCCAAGCAAGCCAGAATAAAAGCTGGCTCTGGCGAAAAGATGCGCAAGGTAGGCAGTAAAGGCGCGCCGACAAAAGCTGATTTTGTACAGTCGGCTAAGACAGCGAAAAAGCCTAAAAAATGATTAAGCGCGGTAAAGAGGAGTTTGCTGGCTATAACAAGCCTAAAGCGACTCCAAGCCACCCGACCAAATCCCATGTAGTTTTAGCCAAGGATGGGGATGAAGTCAAGCTGATTCGTTTTGGCCAGCAAGGCGCTACTGGCAGTCCTGACGGCACAAAACGCAATGAAGCATTCAAAGCGCGGCATGCCAAGAATATTGACAAAGGCAAGATGAGTGCGGCCTATTGGGCAAACAAAGTTAAATGGTAGCCAAAAGTAAAGTAATTTCTTTATAATAGGGGCGATGGCTTCTTCCCACAGGGGATAGGCAAAAGCTGGCTCTGTTAAGGTTTGCGGGGAAGCGAATGACCTATCTACAAATTGTAAATTCTATTTTGGTGCGATTGCGTGAGCCGACGGTTTCTACTGTCGGCCTTGATGCGTATTCGACTCTTATCGGCAAGTTCGTTAATGACGCCAAACGCCAAGTCGAGGATGCTTACGATTGGAATGCTCTCGGCCAAGAAAAAACAATCACTACCGCATCCGGCACGTATGTCTATTCGTTGACCGGCGCAGGTCAAAAGTTCCGTGTATCTAGTGATCCGCTAAATACCACCAGCAATGTTGTCATGCAAAATATCAGCGTGTCCGACATGCGCCAAAAGCAAAACTTCACCCCGATTGTCACCAACATCCCAGCGCAGTATTGCTTTGAGGGTGTTGACGGCAATGGCGATGCTCAAGTTCAATTGTATGGCCGCCCTGATGGCGTCTATACCATCAAATTCTTTTTGACCATCCCCCAAGCTGTTCTGTCATCAGACGGCACATCGGTGTTGGTGCCTGACGTATTGGTTGAGCAAAATGCCTATGCTAGAGCGTTAGTTGAGCGTGGCGAGGATGGTGGGTTGAGTTCGTCAGAGGCTTACAACTTATATCGCTCTATGCTTGCTGATTACATTTCATTAGAGGCCACTCGCTTCCCTGAAACGCAGGAGTTTGTTCCAGTATGAGTCAAGCACTTGAACGATTTAGCGTTAACGCACCAGGCTTCTACGGCCTGAATACGCAAGACTCGCCATTGGATTTGGCGGCTGGATTTGCATTGACTGCGATTAACTGCATTCTGGACAAGTACGGTCGGATGGGCGCACGTAAGGGATGGACGAAAGTTAATACCAGTTCGGGCAATTTGGGCGCTAACGATATTGGCGTCATCCACGAATTGGTGCTTACTGGTGGATCGGTAACGACTCTATTTGCTGGAAACAATAAGATATTCAAATTAAGCGGCACAACAGTTACCGAATTAACGTATGGAGGCGGTGGTACAGCACCAACCATTAGCGCCAATAACTGGCAGTGCGCATCATTAAATGGAGTAACGTATTTCTTTCAGTCCGGTCATGACCCAATAATTTATGACCCAGCGGTTAGTTCAACAACGTATCGCCGAGTAAGTGAAAAGTCTGGCTATGCTGGTACGGTTCCATTAGGAAATATTTGCATTTCTGCGTATGGTCGCTTGTGGATTGCTAACAGTACGTCAGATAAAACAACGCTAACCTTTTCTGATTTGATTGCTGGACATATTTATACCGGCGGCACATCAGGTACATTGAACGTCAATAACGTATGGGCTAACGGCGCAGATGAAATAACTGGCCTAGCAGCGCACAACGGCTTTTTGTTTATCTTTGGCAAGCGCCAAATTTTGGTTTACCAAGGTGCGACAACACCTAGCACAATGTCGTTGTATGACACCGTGGTGGGTATCGGTTGCCAATACCGTGATTCGATTCAAAGCACGAACACCGATGTCGTATTTTTGTCCAACAGCGGTGTGCGCTCAGTTCTTAGAACCATTCAGGAAAAGTCAGCACCATTTCGTGACTTGAGTAAGAATGTTCGTAATGACTTGATGCAGTTGGTGGCAGGTGAAACACCGGCAAATATTAAAGGCGTTTATTCAGAAATAGACGCATTCTACTTATTGACGTTCCCAACGGCGGGTCAAGTCTATGTGTTTGATACGCGAAATGTTATGCAGGACGGATCAGCGCGTGTAACTACGTGGAACGACATTAAGCCAACGGCAATGTATGCGTTGCGTAACGGCGACCTATTGATTGGTAAGAATGGTTACGTTGGTAAATACGGCGGGTATCTTGATGACACTAGCACGTATCGAATGCAGTATTACACCAATCATGCCGACTTAGGTGATGTTGCTGTTACGTCGATTGTTAAGCGCATATCCATTGTCGCTATTGGTGGATCAGATCAGGTCGTTACTATTAAATGGGGCTACGATTTCTCTGAGAACTATTTATCTCAAAACGTATCTGTTCCAACCCAAGGCATTTCTGAATATGGCGTTGCTGAGTATGGCGCTAATGGTGTACCGGTTGCGCAGTATGCTGGTGGCATTGTGATTCAAAATCTATTCTCACAAGCTACTGGTTCTGGCAAAGTTTTTCAAACAGGCTATGAAGCAGAGGTTAATGGGTTTGAATTATCGATTCAAAAGATTGAGATTTTGGCCAAAAAAGGCCGCATAAATTAAGGGGTAGGTAATGTCTGACTATACCAAATCGACCGACTTTGCATCTAAAGACGCGCTGCCATCGGGCAATGCGGCCAAGATTGTTAAGGGTACTGAGATTGACACAGAATTTAATAACATTGCGGTTGCTGTTGCGACTAAGGCTGACTTAGCCTCACCAGGTTTTTCTGGCAGCCCAACAGCACCAACGCAATCAACTGGTGACAATACGTCTAAGTTGGCTACAACAGGATTTGTGCAAGCTGCATTAAGCGCTTTGTACCCTGTTGGATCGATCTATACCAATGCGGCGGTTAGCACCAATCCTGCGACGTTGCTAGGGTTTGGTACATGGTCAGCGTTTGGCGCTGGTCGTGTCATGGTGGGTCTTGATGCAGGAAATGCAGCGTTTGATACAGCGCAAGAAACTGGTGGTTCGGCTGACGCTATTGTCGTTAGCCATAGCCACACGGCAACATCAAGCGTTACCGACCCTGGCCACAACCACACAATAGGATTTCAAAATAACACCATCGATCAAAATGCTGGATCATCAGCTCTTGCTAGACAAGGCACATCAAACACAAGCACCGCAAGCACAGGTATTAGCGTTAGCACCAGTATTAGTACAACAGGATCAAGTGCTACTAACGCAAACTTGCCACCGTACATCGTTGTTTATATGTGGCGTCGTACAGCATGAGCGCAGTATTGGAAAATGTTGGCGGTGATATTACCCACCACTTTTCAGATGGCTTGTATGCCAAGGAAGCGTTCGTTCCTGCTGGCACGGCCATATTGAAGCATACGCACAACTTTAGTCATCTATCTATTTTGGCTAAAGGTCGTGTAGCGGTTATGAAAGGCGACGTCATTGAAATTATTGACGCGCCAGCATGTATAAATATTGAAGCAAACGTAGTTCATGGAATTAAGGCCATGAGCGATTGTGTATGGTTTTGTATCCACGCGACGGATGAGAAAGACTCATCTAAAGTGGATGACGTTTTAATTAGAGGGGAATAGTATGCCATTCGCAATTGCCGCAGGAATATCGGGCGGGTTGAATTTAGTTGGTGGATACCTGCAAGGTGAGGCGGCAAAAAGTGCCGCTCAAAAATCAGCAGATGCTCAACTACAAGCAGCTAGATTAGCCGCTGAAGAATCCCGCTTTAGGCCAGTTGGCGTTACTACGCGATTCGGTACAAGCCAATTTACTACTGGCCCTGACGGCCGTGTAAGCGGTGCTGGCTATACCGTATCCCCTGAACTTCGGGCGTATCAAGATCGTTTGATGGCGTTAAGCGGTCAAGGATTGACGCAAGCCGAAGCAGCGCAAGGTATGTATCAGCCGCTAACTGGCGCGGCATCTAGTCTGTTTAATTTAGGTGGCAAATACTTAGCGCAGTCGCCAGAGCAAGTGGCCGCTCAGTATATGCAAAGCCAGCAAGACTTATTAGCACCAAGTCGTGAGCGTCAATATGCTCAACTACAAAACCAACTATTTAATACTGGTCGCGGTGGTTTGTCTGTTGGCGCTACTGGTATTCGTCCAGGCGGCGGTGCAGGTCTTAGCGCAAGCAATCCTGAATTAGAGGCGTACTACAACGCATTGGCTCAACAAGACGCAGCATTAGCTGGTCAAGCACAACAAGCTGGTCAGCAACAACTAGCTTTTGGAACAGGCTTGTTTGGCCAAGGTTCTAACTTGTTAAATCAATACCAAGCAGGTCAAGTAGGCGCATTAAATCCATTTACTACATATCTTGGCGGCGCTGGAACTATTGAAAGTTTAGGACAGCAGCCATTAAATATTGGCGCCGAATTAGGCGGCAGAAATGTTAATAACTCAGGAGCGCAAGCCTTATTTTCAGGTGGAATGGGCGCAGCACGATCTATGCAAGAAGCTAATTCCTATAGCCCGTTTGGTACTGGGTTAATGGGCGCTGCCAATTCTCTTAATGCTTATCAAAATCAACAGCGACAAGAACAACTATTTAACAGGATGTATGGAAATCCAAATGCAGACATTGAAGAACGAAATACATTCTGGGGCGTTTAAGGAGCAATTATGGCAAGCGAAATATTAGGGCTGTTTACATCGCCGCAAGAATATCAAATGAGGCAGCAACAAGCGCAGCAGCAAGGGCAACAAAATACCGCGCTTCAGTTTGCTCAACTTAACCCGTTTGAAAGAGCTAACTACGGAATTTTTCAAGGCGCGCAACAATTAGGCAACGTTGGTAATCGTTTGTTTGGCGGTGAAGACCCACAACTGCGCAAAATATCAATGCGCCAGCAAATGATAACTGGCACAAGTCCAATGGGCAGCAATTTACCAGCGCTTGATTTTACTAACCCTGACATGCTAAGACAGGCGTCTGCGTTTGCGCTACAACAAAATCAAGACCCTGAATTTGCTATGTTCTTAGCGAAAAAAGCTGATGAAGTAGCGCTAAACCAAGCAAACATAACTGCTAAGTTACGTGAGCGACCAGCTAATGTAGCTACACCTATTCAGATTGCTCAAGCCCGCGCTGAATTACAAGACACTATTGCGCGCTTAGAAGCGGATCAAGTTGCAAACCCAAATGATCCCAACATTGCTAGATCGTTGGCTATGGCTAAGAATACTTTGGCGGGTCTTAAAGGGTCTGAACGTCAAGGACAAATTCCAGACTCAATTGAGATAGCGCGTGAGTTAGCGTTAGAAGCTGGCCCTGAAGGCTCTGAAGCATATACGACTAAATACCGTAAAGAATTGCGCACGCTTACAGAAAAGAAAAACGCAGATAAACAATTAGAGCAATCACGTTTGTTAACGGAAGCTGGGTATACGCCAGGATCGCCGGAATACATTGCTAAAATGCGTCAATTTGTAGAAGCGGAAATAACCGGCACTGGTAAAGGTAGAGGAAATACAGACATAAAATTAACTTTACCTGGACAAGATAAAGCCGGCGTTAAAGGCGTATCTGAATTCCGTGCGTCAGTTATCGATACGGTTAAGCCGTTTCGCAATACTGTTACGTCTGCCGATCAAGCTATACAGTCAATTAACGATTCTCTTAAAACCGGTAACTTTATTTCTTTTAACGCCGCTCGTACTCAATTAGCTAAAGCATTGGGTGATGGTACGTTAAGCCGCAGAGATGTTGAGCAAGCTGGTGGCGATCCTTCGATTCTTGGTGGATTGGCTGATACGGCATCAACTATGTTTACCGGCACACCTACGGCAGATACGCAAAGAAAGATCAAATCTACTTTGATGGCCATACGTAAAGTTGCTAGAGAAAAAGGCTCTAGCGAATTAGCTATTCAAAGACAAATTGCAGAACAATCTGGCTATGATGAAAAGCAAATGAAAACTATTTTTAACTTTCCTGAGTTTGAAATAAAAGGTAAATCCGCAGCGCCTGAAACTAGTCGTACTAACGAAACTATTCCTTCGGCAGTCGCGGATCGCATAACGCAACCGCCAGCAAAAGGTAAGACACAAACGCGTACTCTTAAGAGTGGTAAGACCGTCACTGTAGAAACGGAATAAATATGGCGTATAAATACACTATCGATGGAAAAGTGTACCGTAGCGAAACACCGCTATCGGATAACGATCTTGAAGAATTGTCTGGAGGCGCTGCGCCTAAATCTATTCCGCAAATGCCGCCTACAGTAACGCAGCCACAAGGTGACTATCGCGTAGAAGCAGCGCGTAAAGGTTTTGCAAGTTCAGTTGGTTTGCTGACGGGTTTAGGCCGTACATTAGCCGATCAATTGACGTCGCTTGGGGTCAATCCTATTTCGTTAGGCGCTGTTGCTGCGGGCGCTCCAACGCCAAAGCCTTCGCCTAGCGCAACAGCGTCTTTTCAAGCTGGTCGT